CTCGCCACAAAATGGATTCGTGAGCACGCAACTAGTTAGGAAAGGAGCTGATGACCGAACGAATCGACATCTCGCAGCATGTCGAGGCGCTCTGCCGCGACCTGAACCTCGGCGACAAGGAGTTCGTGGCAGAGCTCCTGCTTCGACCGCACACGGTAACTGCGAAGGTCTACCGCCGCAACGACGCTGGCACGGAGTTCATCGACGAGCTCGGGAAGGTCGTCCAGGACGAGTTCGAGATCGCGGTGGCGACCTGAGCTACGCGACCCTCCCGCCCGAGGTTCGTGAGACGGCCGAGCGCGTCCTTACGCGTAAGCAGCTCGACGTGTTCAAGCTCTGGTGCGGAGGCGCTGGCACTGCGAGAATCGGGGTGATGCTGGACATCTCTGAGCCAGTCGCCCGCCGACACCTGAACCGAGCTCGTCAGAAGATCAAGCTCGAGATGGAGCGGCAGGCAGCGTGAGCCACCTCCTTCGCCGATTCCACGCGTACTCGGAGCGCATCGAGGACGAGCGCAAGGTGGCGCGGATCGTGCTCGAATCGCAGGGCGCCGAGGTGCCGGCGACGGTCGCACGCGCAACGCTGCCCGGTGACACTCGTAGGCTGCGGGGCATTCCGGTGTGTGCCCGCGGCGTGACCGGCGTGAGCCCCGGGACCGATCCGTCGTCCGCCGCCGTGCGCTAGAATCGCCCCGATCACCGAGCCAGTAGGGTCGGTCGGTCGTACCGCCCGAAGTGTCTCTTCAGCCGCCCACCGAGGCGGCTTTCTCATGCCCATCACCAGATCGGGATACGCCCGAAGGCGCCGCAGTGGCAGCACCCGAGCACACCGGATCGCGCGCGCACAAACGCTGGCCGAGGAGACTCGGTGCTGCTACTGCGGCTTCCCCGCAAGGGCCGACGACCCGCTCGAGGCGGCGCACGTGATCGCTGCGGCCGACGGCGGACTGGACGTGCGCGCCAACTACCGCGCTGCGCACCGATCGTGCAACCGGATGCGAGGCCGCCTGTGAGCGCTGTCGCCGAGCCGCGCGGGGTCGCCCGAGTCACGCTCGAGCCGTTCACGCTCGAGCACTTCCGCGTCTGGTGCGCGGAGATCGTGCTCGACAATGACGAGCTCTTCATCCTGGAGCCGTTCCAGAAGCGCTTCGTCGACGACCTGTTCTCGGGCCGCTCCGTGTGCTGGTTGTGCGTGCCGGAGGGCAATGGCAAGACGACGCTCATCGCGGCGATCGGGCTCTACTGGTGCGAGTTCAAGCCGGGAGCCAAGGTGCTCGCCGCCGCATCCGCCGTCGAGCAGGCGACCCTCATCTACCAGCAGGCCGAGGGGATGGTCCTGCGCACGCCGCGACTGCGCGAAATCTGCGTCTCCGAGGTGCTCGTGGCGAAGGGCAAGCGCACGACCGACCGACCGCGCTTCGAGTGCCTCGAGGGCTGGAAGCGGATCAACCACATCTCGGGCTCGCGCTTCCAGGTGAAGCCGGCGTCCGACATCACGGGTGACGGCGTGATCCCCGATCTGTGCCTGATCGACGAGCTCCACCGGCATCGCAACCTGCGGCTGTACCGCACCTGGGCGGGGAAGCTGCGCAAGAAGAAGGCGACGATGGTCGTCATCTCGACCGCCGGCGAACCAGGCAGCGAGTTCGAGGAGACGCGCGAGGACATGCGCAAGCAGGCGAGCGAGCGCGAGTTCGGCGACTGCTTCATGCGCGCCGCGTCCGAGAAGTGGATCCTCCACGACTACGCGATCCCCGAGGACGGCGACGTCGAGGATCTCAGCCTCGTCGTCCGGGCGAACCCGCTCTCGACCGTGACCGAGGAGACGCTTCGCGAGACGCGCGATCTCCCCGGCATGACGCAGCAGCACTGGTCGCGGATGAACGCGAACCTGCCGGCGCGCGGTGCGAGCGCGGCGATCTCAGAGCGGGCTTGGCACGACGCGGCGACCGCCGAGAAGATCCCGGCGCGCGCGGACGTGTGGGTCGGCGTCGACGTCGGCTTCCACTGGGACACGACGGCGCTCGTTCCCCTGTGGTGGAAGTCGGACGAGGAGCGGATCCTCGGTCCCGCCGTCGTCCTCGAGCCGCCGCGCGACGGCACGCAGCTCGACGTGCGGATTATCAAGCAGGCGTTCGTCGACCTCGCATCGCGGTACGGCGTCTCGACCGTGGTCATGGACTCCGCTCGCGCCGAGGACATCGCCGCCTGGCTCTCCGACGAGCTCGGGCTGACGGTCGTCTATCGGCTGCAATCGACCAAGCCGCAGTGCGAGGACTACGAGCGCTTCATGGCCGCGCTTCGCCAGGGATGGCTCCGGCATTCGGGAGACGCCGCTCTTCGCCAGCACGCCCTCAACGCGGTCACCCGCCTCATCCCGGGCAGCGAGGGGACGCGCTTCGGTCGTATCTCCGAGACGCGGCAGGGCGGCAACCAGGACGCCCGAGTCATCGACGCGCTCGTCGCCGCGGCGATGGTTCACTCGGTCGCCGTCGAGCAGCGGACCGCCGCGCCGACGACGACCTGGAGGGCGTTCTGAACACGCTCGTCTTCGTCGTGCCGGCGTTCCGCCGCTTCGACCTCACGCGTGTCTGCCTGGCGCAGCTTCGCCGCACCTGCGACGAGCTCGCCGACTTCGGGATCCGCGCGAGCGGCGTCGTGGTCGCCGACGACCAGAACCTCGACGTCGCCGAGCTTCTCGGCTTCGCGATCGTGCGTCGGGAGAACTCGCCGCTCGGGCGCAAGTTCAACGACGGGATTCAGGTCGCGTGCGAGCAGATGGACGCCGACTACGTCGTCCCGTTCGGCACCGACAACTGGGTCGACGCCGAGCTCGTGGCGACGCTCCCCGAGCCGGGGACGATCGTCGCGCATCGCTTCTGCACACTCGTCCACGAGTCGGGTGAGAAGGCGGGGACGCTCAACGTCGCCTACGAGGGCGGCGACGGTGTGCGGACGTGGCCGCGCGATCTGCTCGAGCCACTGCGCTTCCGGCCGGCCGCCGAGGACCGCGAGCGGGCGATCGACACCTCGATTCGCGAGCGGATGCGACTCAACGGCGTGAAGCCGCCGTTCGTCTACCACGACCTGCATCCGTGGCAGATCGTCTCCTTCCAGTCCGAGGACGTGCAGCTCAACGACTACCGCTCGCTGCGGCACCTGTACGGCGACGGGCCGGAGATCGCGGATCCGTGGGGCGAGCTCGCCGAGTACTACCCGCAGGCGGCGATCGACGAGGTGCGCGAGGTGTTCGCGCGGCGTCGGGGACTGGTGGCGGCGTGAGCGCCTCTGTCGAATACGGCGCAGACTGGTATGACCGCGTGATGGTGGAGGCCGGGTCCCCGGCCCTCGAACCACTGGAGACCAGCCCCTGGCTCACGACCTACACACGCGTCGCCGAGCTGATCGCGCCGAACGAGGAGGTCGTCGATCTCGGATGCGGTACGGGTCGTCTGATCGAGCTGCTCTACCGCCGTGACCACTACGGCCGCATCACCGGCGTCGACTGGAGCGTGAACGCGCTCGCCGAGGCGCAGCGCTACGCGACCCCGAAGCACGCGGACGCGCCGCCTCCCGAGTGGCAGCTCTGCGATCTCGACGAGTGGCGCCCGGATCCGCTCAGGGCCGGGAACACGATCTACGTCTGCTGCGAGGTGCTCGAGCACCTTGAGGACGACCTGCGCCTGGTCCAGCGAATCCCGCCTGGCCATCGGCTGATCCTCACCGTGCCGAACTTCCACTCCGAGTCGCACCTGCGGATCTTCCCCGGTGCCGGCGACGTGTGGCGCCGGTATGCGCCGTGGCTCCTGTTCCGGGCGTGGAGCATGGTCGGCTCGGAGCGCCAGGGGATCCACGTCGTCTCCACGCAGCGGCGGGAGGACTCGTGGTGAAGATCGCCGCCGCGCTCGCCTGGTACGACGAACCGCTCGACTTCCTCACGCGCTGCGTGGCGTCTCTTGAGGGTCTCGTCGACGAGATCGTGGCCGTCGACGGCGCGTGGGAGCTCTTCGAGGGTGGCCCAGCCTCTGAGCCCGAGCAGGAGGAGGCGATCTGGTTCGCCGCACGCCAGGCCGGGATCGCGCCGCGCGTGCTGATCCCGCACCGGGTCTGGGAGTCGCAGGTCGCCAAGCGCGCCCGCCTGATGGAACTGGCATCCGAACACGCCGACTGGGTGCTCGTGATCGACGGCGACGAGTACGTCACGTACTCCGAGCCGGAGACGGTGCGGCGTGAGCTCGATGACACCGATCTGCTCTGCGCCTACGTCACCTTCAGGAACCTCAACCACGGAGAGACGATGCCTGGGACGACACCGCAGTCGGGGCTGAACCGTCGGCTCTTCCGCTCCGGCACGACCGTGCGCACCGTCCACTCGGGCTACTTCCACGGCAAGCGCAACGTGCTCGTGAACGAGGAGGCGCTCGATCTGCGGACGTGCCTCGCACTTGAGCACGACAACGTGAACCGCGGCTTCGAGCGCAACCAGCGGTCGCGTATGTACCGCCAGCGGCGCGACATGTACGCCGAGAAGTGGGTCACGGTATGAGTCGCAAGGTGATCCCGGCCTCGATGGTCAGCACGGGCAACGTCGCCCAGCCGAAGGCGCCAATCACGATCCGCGCCTGGGAGGCGACGAAGCGCGCTCTCTCCTCGGTGAAAGCGTTCTTCGTGAACCGCACCCAGAGCTGGCGGCCGTTCCTCTACGCGTCGCGCTGGCGAGACCTCACGTACGAGGGCGACGGCACGAGCTCCTCGACGGTCACCGCGCCGCTCTTCTGGGTCGCGCGCACCTTCCCCGAAGCGCCGCCGGCGCTTTGGCGACAGATGGAGTCGGGCGAGGAGGAGCAGATCCGACGCCATCGCCTGCTCGACAAGTTGCAGCGGCCGAACGGCTTCTACACGGGCGTCACGATGTGGATGGCGACCGTCGTCAGTTACCAGGTCGACGGCAACGCCTACTGGCTGAAGCTGCGCAACGGCGTAGGCGTCGTCGACGAGCTCTGGTACGTCCCGCACTGGCTGATCGAGCCCGTCGGTGACGAGGCGCGGCCCTCGATCTTCATCGACCACTATGTCTACCGCCCGGGGGCCGAGGAGATCGAGCTCGATGTCAGTGATGTCGTCCACTTCCGGTTTGGGCTCGACGCGGAGAATCCCCGGCTCGGCATGTCGCCGCTCAAGTCGGTGCTGCGCGAGGTCTACACCGACGACGAGGCTGCCAACTTCACGGCCTCGCTGCTGCGGAACATGGGAGTCCCCGGCATCCTCGTCGCGCCCGAGAAGGGCGTCACGATCGCGCCGGAGGAGGCCGAGCTCGCGAAGTCCGACCTGATGGCGAAGTTCACGGGCGACAAGCGCGGCGAGCCAATCGTGATGACCGCGGCGACGACGATCGAGCAGTTCGGCTTTTCGCCCGAGCAGCTTCTTCTCCGCGAGCTTCGGCGTATCCCCGAGGAGCGCGTCACCGCGGTCATGGGCATCCCCGCGATCGTCGCAGGACTCGGTGCCGGACTCGACCGCTCGACCTTCACGAACATGGGCGAGGCCCGTGAGGCGGCGTACGAGGCCGGGATCATCCCGATGCAGCGGATCCTTGCCGAGGACATCCGCTTCCAGCTCCTGCCCGACTTCGAGCCGGCGGATCCGGGCCAGTTCCGTTTCGGCTTCGACCTCTCGAAGGTGCGAGTGCTGCAGGAGGATCTGACCCGCCAAGCGCAGCGCCACGACGTGATGATTCGAGGCGGCTGGGAGAAGGTCTCCGAAGGTCGTCGCGCGATGGGCCTGCCCGTCGACGAATCGCACGACGTGTTCCTGCGCCCGCTGAACGTCGCGACTGTCGACGCCAGCGGCGCGCTCGTGGACGTCATGCCGACGAACGGCAACGGATCCGGCGACTCCGACGAGATCGCTCGCGCCGTCGCGCGCGAGCTCGCTGCACAGACCTAGACACAGGGAGCGATGAGATGAGCGAACACAAGGCCCTCACCGGGGTCGAGATCAAGGACGCCGATCAGGGGCTCGTGACTGCCGTCTTCGCGACCCTGAACGTGAAGGACCTGGACGGCGACGTGACAGTGCCGGGCGCGTTCGAGGAGGGAGCGCAGGTGCGCATCTCCTCGTTCGGGCACACCTCGTGGGGCGGCGCACTGCCCGTGGGCAAGGGCGTCATCCACGAGGATGGCTCCAAGGCGATCCTCGACGGCCAGTTCTTCCTGAACACGGCGCCGGGGCGAGACCACTTTGAGACCGTCAAGGAGATGGGCGGGCTCATGGAGTGGTCGTATGGCTACGACATCGTCGAAGCCGACCGCGGGAAGCACCAGGGTGAGCCCGTCCAGTTCCTGCGCAAGTTGAAGGTTCACGAGGTGTCGCCGGTGCTTCTGGGCGCCGGCATCGACACGGGGACGCTCGCGGTGAAGAACCGCGAGAAGTTCCCCGACGAGTTCGAGCGCGTCCTGGGGGACGTGAAGGAGCTCGTCACCCGAGTCGAAGGCTGGGGCCGGGACTCGGAGAAGGAGGGCCGCGTCCTGAGCGCGGCGAACCGCGAGCGGCTTTCGGCGCTCGTCGAGGCTCTCGGTGAGTCCGGCGAGGCGCTTCGCGAGCTGCTCGAGGAGACCGACCCCAACAAGGACCGCGACGCGGTGGCGCGCGAGCTCGCTCGCTTCTCGCGGCTCGGTCTGAACGTCTGAAAGGACACGACACGATGAGCAAGCTCACGGAGCTCCAGGGCAAGCTCGAGGATCTCCGCGCGAAGGCTGCGAAGGCATTCGACGAGGCCGGTGACGACCTCGACATGTCGAAGGTCACGTCGATCGAGGGCGACTCGACGGCGAAGGCCGCGCAGCTCAAGGCGTGGAACGACGAGATGAACGATCTCGGCGTGCAGATCGACGAGATGAAGTCCCTGGACGACATGAAGGGCCGAGTCGACAAGCTCGGCGAGGTGCAGCCGCATCCCGGGCACTCGAACGGGAAGAAGCGCGGCGAGTCCGACGACGAGGGCAACGGCGGCGACGAGGACGAGGTGTCCTCGAAGGCGATCGGCGATCTCTTCGTCGAGTCGGACGAGTTCAAGGGCTACAAGCGGGGTGACAAGCGCACGGCGACGGTCACGCTGCCGGGCAGCCTGAAGAACCTGTTCGAGACGGCCACCGGCTGGGCGCCGGCGGACATCCGCGGTCCGAGGATCGTGGACTTCGCGACCCGCCCGCTCGCGGTCGCCGAGCTTCTTCCGCAGTCGACGACGACCGCGGCGTCCGTGATCTACATGGAGGAGACGCTCTTCTCCAACTCCGCCGCGGAGGTCGCCGAGGGCGCCGCCAAGCCGGAGGTCTCGCTCGGGCTCGAGGAGGTCGTCGAGCCGGTGCGGAAGATCGCGGCGTTCCTGCCGGTCACGGAGGAGCAGCTCGCCGACGTGCCGCAGGCCCGGGCATACATCAACAACCGCCTCGGGTTCATGGTGCGCCAGCGTCTCGACACGCAGATCCTCGTCGGCAACGGCACGGCGCCGAACCTCTCGGGGATCACCGATCGCACCGGGATCCAGACGCAGGCGCTCGGTGGGGACAACGTCCCCGACGCGGTCTACAAGGCGATGACGAAGATCCGTGTCAACGCCTTCTCCGAGCCGAACGCGGCCATCTTCCATCCGAACGACTGGCAGACGGTCCGCCTCCTGAAGACGTCGGACGGCCTCTACATCTGGGGCGCCCCGATGGACGCAGGCCCGGAGCGGATCTGGGGCATCCGTGTGCTCCAGACGACGGGCATGACCGAGAACACCGCACTCGTCGGCGACTTCCAGCAGGCGTCGCTGATCGTGCGCTCGGGTGTCGACATCCGCATCTCGGACTCGCACGACGACTACTTCGTGAAGAACCTCCTCGCGGTGGTCGCCGAGATGCGCGTCGCCCTCGCCGTGTACCGGCCGGCGGCGTTCGCAACGGTCACGGGCATCTAGCCCGTGTGATCGGGGCCAGGGCGGACAACCCTCCGTTCGCCCTGGCTCCACCACTTCCAGAATGCTGAAGCAGATCATCGACCGGCTCAGGCGCAAGCCGAAGCCGTTCAGCGGGAACGTCAACCTCTCGGAAGTGGCGTATCCGCCCGGAGACGTCGCAACCGACGTCGCGAAGAAGCGCGACAAGCCGCGAGACAAGATGCGCCGCCCGGAGCACGACAAGTGAGCGAGACGCTGACCCTCAAGCTGCCGTGGCTCGAGCGGGGCTTCGTCGCCGACTCGCTGTACGAGGGTCCGTTCGTCG